GGCACTTCTCAGGGACAAATTGGTGTTGAAGGTTCTGAGTATCGGATGCAAGCCATTGGCTCATCAACTGTTGCAACATTTTACACTAACGGAGCAGAGCGTGCCCGTATAGACTCAAGCGGTGCATTGCTTATTGGCGAAACAAGCAACAGTTCTGCAAGTGGAAAATTATCTGTTTACCAATCAGATTCAGGAAATGTTGAAGGCGTTCGTGTAACAAGTGCTGGTGCATATTCTGCGTTATATGTTCAAGCAACAACTGCGGCTTTTGCAAATGCTGTAATAGCTGCATCTGCTAATAGAGCCGCCAGTAGTGCATACAGTCTTTTCTACGGGGGTGCAAATGGCGTAGACCAGTTTAGAGTTAGTGGCAATGGTGTTATCTATGCCCAAAACACAACTGTTCAGTCTATTTCAGACCAACGCCTCAAAGAAAACATTCGCAACGCATCAGAAGGTTTAGATGTTATTACTGCACTACGCCCAGTTCGTTATGACTGGAAAGAGGGCTATGGAAATGACCGCAAAGACCAGCTTGGTTTTATCGCTCAAGAAATGGAAGCAGTATTTCCAGAAGCCGTTAGCGAATGGCAAGTCAATAAAGAAGATGAAACAGTCTATAAAACTGTTGGCCCTGCCGCATTGATTCCTGTGTTGGTAAAAGCCATCCAAGAACAACAAGCAATCATTGAATCCCTCAAGGCACGTTTGGATGCCGCAAATCTTTAATCACTGAAAGGAAAATCATGGCTACGACTACAAACTGGGTAATCACCCAAACTGACTACAACATCTCTGAAGATGGCTTGACCAATGTCATTTACTGCCTGCACTGGACTTGCGCTGGTACAGACGGTACATACAACGGTTCTGTTTATTCAACACAAGGTGTTTCTTACACAGTGGGCTCGCCTTTTACTCCATACGATCAGGTTACGCAAGCCATGATGGTGGGCTGGCTTCAAACCGCCATGGGCCCTGAGTCTGTTGCGGCGACTGAAGCGGCTGTTGCCGCGCAGATTGAAGCGCAGAAAAACCCAACAACAGGTAGCGGTCTGCCGCCTGCGGCACAAGCATAACGGGAAGCCACCACCCGGTTCTGGTGGCGCATTAAAGGAAACATCATGGGAAAAAATGAAAAGACCCCTGTGACAATCGACGGCGTAGAGTACAAGTTTGAAGACATGACACAGCAACAGCAGATGTTGCTCAACCATGTCGCTGACTTGGATCGCAAATTGGATTCAGCACGCTTCAACGTGGATCAACTCCAAGTTGGACGTGACGCTTTCTTCAGAATGTTGAAGGATGCGTTGGAAGCTGTGCCTGAAGTATCTGACGCAGAAGTAAAGGCGTAAGTGATGGAATCGGTTGATACAAAACTAGCTGTGCATGAAGCAATTTGTACAGAGCGGTACAACAGTATCGACCGATCCCTGCGCGATGGGGACAAGCGCATGACGAAGATTGAGTACCTCTTGTATGGGGTGATCGTGTGCGTCCTGTTTGGCCCCGGTGTGGCTGGCGAGTTAGTTAAAAAGATTTTGGGGCTATAACATGTGGGAGTGGGTGGAAGCTATCTTAGCTTTCGCCACAATCTTCTGCTTTGTGATGTTTTGCTCTTACATGATTGCATGGGCTGGGATATGTTAAATGCGTTGGCTCGTACTGTTACTGTTGTTGGGGCTAGTTGGAGCCGTAGCCAAGAACGGTTGTTACGTCCGCGAGTTCTATGGAATAGGCTATACCGTCCACGATCCAACGTTACGGCACAAAGAGATGATGGCGTGGCTAGATCAGAACGCAAAACACTGCACAACTTCAGATTACGTGGTCATTTGGAACAACTTGTCCGAGTGGGCTGGTGCGTCAGATTCCACATGGCTTAGGAACAAAGTTGTTCATGGATATAAAGATGCGGAGCAACGTGAAAAGAAATGATTCAGCTTCGCAAATGGTATCCGTTTGTGTTTCCTACTCCATACGATGTCCGATCAATAGCTTCGGAGCGTAGGGCGGAACGGCTAGAGTATGAGTACAAGCTGGCTGTTGAGTATGAAAAGATAAATAAAGCAGTTGATGCACTTGAGATTGAGTTGTATAACAAACGGGCAAGGCAAAACACGATTGAGTTAGAAATCTTTAACAACACACGACATTTTGACAAATACGTATGACCAAAAAACCACCACACCACGTGCCAGACACGAAGGAAAAACTGACGCTATACGTCACTCTGATGGTAAGCACCACGTTGTGCATCTCCGTCTTGGCTATGGTAATCGCCTTTATGCTTGGTCTATGGGCGAAGGAAGTGGACAATGCAGAGATCTTCAAGATGATTTCACCCGCTTTTTCTACTCTTATCGGCGGCATGATTGGGTTCCTGTCTGGTATCAAACTCATGCAGAATGAAGACAAGCCCAAGGAAAAATAATGGCACAGTTTGAACCTGCTTTTGAGCAAATGATTAAAGACGAGGGCGGTTACGTCCTCCACGAAGTCCCCGGCGACACAGGCGGCATGACCTACGCTGGTATTGCCCGTAACAAGAACCCACAGTGGCAAGGTTGGGCATTGGTAGACCGCAAAGAATTTGGTGGTTCTCTTACCCCTATGGTGCGTGAGTTTTACCGCATTGAGTTCTGGGACAAGATGCGTGGCAATGAGATTGAAAACCAAGACGTAGCCAACACCATCTTTAATTTTGGTGTAAACGCAGGCATGGGCATGGCTGTAAAGCTGGCGCAACTCGTGGTAGGTGCTACGCCAGACGGCGGTATTGGTGCTAAGACCATTGAGAAACTCAACCAGATCACAGATGGACAGCGATTTAAAGAGTCGTATGCCTTGGCAAAGATTGCCCGTTATGTTGAGATATGCAACAAAAATCCCGTACAGGTTAAGTTCCTCAAGGGCTGGATTAACCGCACATTGAAAGGTCTAGCATGAGCTTGCTTGCCGTTGTATCAATTATTGAAGCTGTGGGCAAGGTTGCAGGCGACCTGATCACCACCGACAAAGAAAAGATGGAAATGGAGATTGAGCAACGTAAGCTTGATCTTGAAGAGAAGAAAATCGACCAAGCTACAGACCTAGCTCAAATTGAGGTCAACAAGATCGAGGCGGCGTCTTCTAGCGTGTTTGTGTCTGGCTGGCGACCTGCCATTGGCTGGATCGGTGTAGCGGCTATGGGCTACCAGTTCCTCCTCTACCCGCTGTTTCAATGGGCGTGGAAGTACTTGCAGGCTATGGGTTGGGTTCCTGTTGGGATGGATCCTCCTCCAGTGCTCGAAGCTGACCAACTATGGGTCATCCTCTCAGGCATCCTTGGAATCGCTGGTATGCGCTCTTTTGAGAAGACTAAGGGCGTGGCAAGCAAGTAGCCTTGTCACAAGGTAAAAGGCAGACTAAAATGAACAAACAAACTCAGAGAAGATAAAATGGCAACAACTCCATCTTGGGTAATGACATACGACTCGCTGACGAGTACGGTGCTTCAGTATCTGGAGCGTAGAGACGCCGCCGTCGTTGAAGCTATCCCGACGTTTATCACGCTGTGCGAGTTTGAAATTGCCCAGTACATCAAGACTTTGGGTCAAATGGAAGTGGTGGACTCCACTATGAACATAGGAAACCCAGTCATTGCCAAGCCTGCTCGTTGGCGCAAAACAGTGTCAATGACGCTCTCTAACGGGGGCGAAAAGCAACCCATATTGCTCCGCAAGTTGGAGTATTTAAATGCCTACGCACAAGACGTCACAGCAACAGGTACACCTTTGTACTATGCCGACTACGACTTTGAGCATTGGATTGTCGCGCCTACACCCAATCAAGCATATTCATTTGAAGCGCTTTGCTACACACGATTGCAACCGTTATCGTCGGCGTATCAAACAAATTGGCTGACACAGAATGCACCGAATGCCATGTTGTTTGGCACATTAAAACAGACTGCGCCGTTCCTCAAGAATGATGCGCGTTTGGCGCTTTGGAAACAAATGTTTGACGAAGCTTTAGCCGCCCTAAAAACTGAAGATACTCTGCGTGTTGCAGATCGTTCAGCTATTGCCGTGGATAATTGATCATGACAACTTATACCAATCCCTTTACAGGACAGACGATTTCACCGTCTCAGGTCAGTTACGAGGCTATATCGCTGACTGCAAACTTGCAACTTGAATGGCCTATCAACGGTAACGATGCAACTCCTGCAAGCGCCATCATTGACGTTACTGCTACGTCTTCAGGTACTGCTACAGGATGGTTGCTAGAGCTACCACCAGCCACACAGGTATCAGTTGGTCAGACCATCATTGTTCGCAACACTGGAGCGAACACTTTCACTGTAACTGACTACAGTGGAAACACCATCATTGCAGTTACTTCTGGTATTGCACAGTTCATATTCTTGACTAACAACTCAACAGTAAATGGTGTTTGGGAGTCAGTTGTTTTTGGTGCGGGAACTTCTTCTGCTAACGCTAGTGCTTTGGCAGGCTACGGTTTGCTCGCTACTGGTTTGACATTAAATCAAGCCTACAACCTTACAACCTACTACAGCAGTTCTGTTTTATCCGCAACAAGCCGTGCTCAATTTAATGTGTGGGGTGGTGGCGTTGGATCTTTCACTCTTCCATCTGCCGCCGCTGTTGGGAACAATTGGTTCACCATTATTCGAAATAGCGGTACAGGTGTTTTAACAATCAATCCAGTTGGTACAGACACAATTGATGGAAACATTACTCAACAATTGCAGTTGACTGAGTCATTGGTAATTGTTTCTAACGGAGTTACAGGTTTCAATACCTACGCCTATGGTCGCTCAAATTCATTTGCGTTTACTCAGTTAGCTCAAGTGGTGACTGGTGGTACTTTGACGCTCACGTCTGCTCAAGGTGCAAACATCATTCAAGAGTACTCAGGTGCTTTGTTATCAAATCAAATTGTTGTTGTACCTTCCACCGTTCAAATTTATTCATTGCAAAACTCTACGTCAGGTTCATATAACTTGACGTTTAAGACAGCGGTTGTGGGTGGCACAACGGTTACAGTGAATCAAAACCAAACAGCGCTAGTCATTTGCGACGGAACGAACGTCTACAGTGCAACGTCAAGTACGTCAAATCCGACGTCGGTGGTGTTGAACCCCGGCTCTGTGAGTTCGCCAACATTGTCATTTTTAGGGAATGCAACAACTGGTTTGTATTTGCCTGCAACTAATCAACTTGGATTTGCAATTGCAGGATCTAACGGGATGACGTTATCTTCCACTGGGTTGACAGTAACAAACTCAGTTACTGCTATCGGCGGTATTGCAGGTGGAACTTTCTAAATGACAGCAAAGGTCATACAGCTTCAGGTAAAGCCCGGTATCCAGCGGGATGGTACTCAATTTGCCGCTCCATGCTACGTGGACGGTGAGTGGATGCGCTTTCAGAACTCCTTACCCCGCAAGATGGGTGGATACAAGGGTGTTTTCTTGAATGCTGGGGGTATTCCTCGCGGAATGACCATGACCTCTGAAGACGGTCTGAACTATGTTATTGCAGGTTTTAGCAATAAGTTGCAACAGTGGACAACCGACAATGAAGACGGTATCGGGTTTGGCCCAACTGACTTCACGTTGACAGGGTTCACCAGCAACGTCAACAACTTGTGGCAGTTTGATATTGGTTATGACGCTTTGGGTGGTGCTACCAACAACTTGATTGCGCACCCCGGTCAAAACCTAGCCGCCATTGACTCCACCGTCAACACAAAACCGTTGTACGGAGACTTTACTGGCACCACACTGACCCCAGTTGGCGTCTTTACTGTTGCAAGCTCTTACCTGAACGGATCAACCATCATCATCAATGGTGCAAATTATCTGGTGGGTAACGGTCAGACAATTTCAGGTACTGGTATCACAGCAGGCACCACAATCACCAACACAGATGTGGTGGCTAACGTCACCATAACTGGATACATGAGTGGCACCACATTGACCGTGACAGCCGCTAACGATGGATCACTGACAGTTGGTCAAACCATCATCGGCGGTGCTGGAGTTGGTGTGTTGCCAAATACGACGATTACAGCGCGTGGAACGGGTATTGGTGGTATTGGTACCTACACGATCAATAACTCGCAGACAGTCGGTTCTAGCGGCACTCCTGTGGCTTTCTCAGGTAGCGCAACAACCACTCTGACAACTTCAGCCGCTATGACGACTGGAACAGTGACTGTAACGTTCGACAACAACATCTCAGTATCTGGTGGTGTTGTGATGATGCACCCGTACTTGTTTGTCTACGGTAACAACGGTTTGATCCAAAACTGCGCGGCAGGAGACTTCTCAAACTGGGTGTCTGCTGACGCAAATGCGAACAACGTTGCTACAGGTAAGATTGTTAAGGGTTTACCATTACGTGGTGGTACAACCTCACCTGCGGGTTTATTTTGGTCATTGGACTCACTGATCCGTGTGACATACGCACCTAGCACCGTCAACGGGATCAACTTCTACTGGAAGTATGACCTTTTGACTAGCCAGACCTCCATCATGTCTAGCCAATGCGTGATCGAGTACGACGGTATCTTCTACTGGTGTGCGGTGGATCGTTTCTTGACCTACAACGGTGTTGTCCAAGAATTACCAAACACGCTGAACCAAAACTACTTTTTTGATAATCTGAACTATACACAGCGCCAAAAGGTCTGGTGTACAAAAATCCCTCGTTGGGGTGAGATCTGGTGGTTCTATCCAAAGGGTGACGCTACAGAATGCACTGACGCGATTATCTACAACGTGCGTGAGAAGACGTGGTACGACGCAGGTCAGTCCGTTGGCGCACAACGCTCGGCAGGTACATTCTCTGAAGTGTTCCGCAAACCTATCTGGGGCGGTAATGTGGAGAACTCCGAGGGTAACTACACCTTGTGGCAACACGAGACGGGTGTGGATGAGGTTTACCTGACGACGGTGAACGCAATTAAGTCTGTGTTTGAAACAAATAACTTGGGTTGGGTGACGGGTGGCCCCGGTAATCCTCAGCTTGCAGGCGACAACCGTTGGCTCCGAATTGAGCGCGTCGAACCTGACTTTGTGCAGAACGGTGAGATGCGTTTGTACGTCGTCGGTAAAGGATACGCAGACGATACAGACGAGATCTCTGACCCCTACGTGTTTGACAACACGACCCTTAAAATTGACATGCGTGAGCAACGCCGTGAATTAAGGTTGCGGTTTGAGTCAAATACGTTCAACGGTGACTACTTCATGGGTAAGATCTTGCTCAGTGCCGATATGGGCGACGAACGTTCTACAGGTAACCCATAATGGTCACCTATGATCCTCGCGGAATGAGTTGGGACTTGTACTGCAGTCTGATGGCTGAGTTGTTTTCAGCAAACGACATTGGCACAGTCCCAGAAGATCAGTGGCGCAACTGGGTCAATGGTTTGAACGGTATTGGACTTTTTGAGCAATCAGCTATTCCTGATCAGCGCATGTGTGAGACATGGCAAGAATGGGCGGAAAAGATGGTTGGAATTATGAGTTTGGCGGGATAAAACATGGCATTCAGAGACAACTACAACAGAATCAGCATGTATGAAGACAGTGGTGACTTTGGTGGCGAAGAGGACTTCCCCATTTTCAACCCTGCTGGTCAACAATCGCCTCTTTCTCAAGTAGCTCCTGCTGAAGTTGATTATTTTGCACAGCAATTTGCTCCTGATGAATTTGCTCAAACACCCGTTGTCACAACCCCTGTTGTTGAAACGCCTGCCGCTACAACTCCAGTGGTTGAAACTCCTGCTTATACGCCGATTGTTTCTAGCCCACTGTCTGCTGTAGCCAATGAAAATAAAGTTGTCTTTGAAGACTCTTCTCCATTTACTCCTGAAGCGACGTACACACCTCCAGCGTCAACCACGGCAGTAACCACAGAAACAGCTAAACCAACAGATACGGAGATTGTTAAGTTTTTGACTGACAATCCCAACGTGAGCGATGCAGATATTGCAACGGTTATGCAAGCCACTGGCTTGACACCAGCCGATGTTGCTAGAGCTACAGGTGCTAACGTAGCAGACGTAACCGCTCGTTATGACGCAGTAACTTCCCCTGCAAAGACTGGCGCTTTAGAGCAAGCTACTTCCGTTGATAGCGATGCGCAAGGTACATCTAATTTAGAGACTCCCACACAAACACCTACTGGTGGGTTGCCTACAACCACTAAACCTACAGAAGATAAAAAAGTCCAAGTAATTGACAATCTTTCATCGCAAATTCTTGGTCAAAACCTGACGTCTAAATGGACGGGTGAAGGTTATGGTTCTGCTGAGGCTAATGCTAAAGACATGGCTAAGATCATGGCTGACATTGGCATCACCGACATTAAACAGTTTGGTAAAGTTCCCGTCCTTGAGCAAGCCACAGTAAAACAAGGTTACAACGGTCAAGCCGCTCAACAAGATGAAGATGGCAATTACTTCATTGTTCAACCTTCTGGTGAGTATGATTCTGAAGGCAATCAGATTTCTACAAGAGTTAATGTAGATCCATCTAAGTTAGAAAAAGTATATGGGACTTACCAAAATTTAACTGGTAATCCTGACGATGGATCTACATTTGTTCCTGTTGATCAGTCCAAGTTAGTCATAAAAGATGGCGCAACATTGGTTCAAACTGGGACTACTTTTGGCAATAAAGAAACTGGTCAAGCTGTACCCAACACGTACAGTGAACGTCAGACTGGTAACTTTTTTGGCGGTACGTTTGCTGGTAAGGGAAACACTGGATACGGTGTTCAGTTTGATGCGCAAGGAAACCCTTACTTTTTCACTCAAGGCGCGTCTTCTAATGATCTAGCCAACATCATGAAAGACCTTGGCCCATTGGGTCAAGTTGCTATTGCTGTGGCTACGGGTGGTTTATCCATTCCACAGCAAATTGCCGCGAACATGGCAATTCAAGTGCTCAGTGGTAAGGATATTGGTGACGCTATCAAGGGTGCGGCACTCAGCTACGCTGGGTCGCAGATCCCCGGTCTTGACGCAATTAAAGAAGGTACATCTTTTATCAAAGACTTAGGTTTGTCCGCAGAGCTTACAAACACGCTGACAAAGTCTTTCCAGAATGCCGCCATATCAGGCGGTACAGCGTTATTGAGCGGTAAGAACGTCGGTGATGCGATGATTAAAGGCGCTGTCACTGGTGGTACGTCTGGTGCTGTAGATGCACTCTTGGGCAACATCGATGGCTTCAAGGATCTGTCACCCGCACAAAAGAACATGGCGGTCAACGCTGTGACTGGTGTGATCTCAGGTAAGCCACTGGATCAGATCGTCATCAATACAGCGATTTCTGCCGCGAATGCTGAGATTGCCAAGGCTAAGAACGAGAACACTGCTCTAAACCCTTACTTCACCCCTACAGGTGGATTGGCTACAGCCGACGCAGGTGCAACAACAGACACAACTACGACACCTAGCGGTCTGCAGTTGGCAAGCGCAAACACTGGAACAACATCTGACGCTGGAAGTGGTTTCACATTAGGTGGTGTTGACGCTAAGACTCAGGCAACTCTTGACGCCATAAAAGACGTCAACAATATTGCGACAGGTACAACTACAGATACCACTACACCAGCAACCACAACAACAACTGGTGGTTTGCCAACGACCACCGCACCTGACACTGAGTTTGGTGACTTGAAAGCCGCACAAGATGCCGCCGCCGCACGTAATGCTGGAGCGGTAACTGGAACCACTGCTGATGTAGACAAAGCTTTTGCCGAAGCTAAAGCAGAAGAGTTAAAGAACAACATCGCTAATGCTTCATCACGTAGCGAAGCATTCAAACTTGCTCGTGAAGGTGGTCTAGGTGCTAAGGATGTGTTTACGTGGCAAGGTAAAAGCTATAGCGCAGGAACTGCTGAAGAGCGTCCAGATCTTGTTGATGCTATCAGCGCAAGAAATCTTGCAAGTGCAACGCCAGAGCAGAAAGCAATCATTGCCGCTCAGAACGATACAGCCGCACGAGAAGCCGCCGCAAGAGACACAGCCGCACGTACTTCAGCAAACAATGTGTTGGCGGCTAACTTAGGAACGACTGGCGACTATTTTGGTGACAACACAAACGCTACAGACGCCGCAGGAAACTTAGTTGGTGGTGCGCAAGGTGTTGGTACCCTAGACACAAATACAGCGCTTGGAAGGGCTGTAGACACGCTCCAAACAGGTTTAGGTTCTGCTGTCAGGACTGGCTTGGATGTAGGCTCTGGCGTCATCAAAGGCGGTGGTAACCTTGCCGAGCAAGTCGGTACTCTTTATGGAAACATAACGGGTGACATGGACAACGCTCTTCGCGCTACTGGTGCGGACATAAAAGCGTCTGTCAATGCAATGCGTTCTACCGACTTCAAAAACAATGAAGCGTTGATGAACCAAGCGATTGCCAAAGCTGGTGGTGAAGGTGCTTTCAGCCAGTTTGTGGAAACGTTCAAACAGTTTGGAACAAACCCAGTCCAGTTGGCTACGTTCTTGGCGGAGCAAGGCCCGACCCTGCTAGTTGGTGGTGGTGCAATGAATGTTGCCAAACTGCTAGGTGCTGGAGCTACTACAGCGGAAGCCGCATCTATTGCGGTCAATGCTTTAACTCAGGGTGCTAGCGTCGGTAGCGATATTTACAACGATGCTATCAAGCAAGGTAAAACACCTGAGGAAGCATTGACATTGTCACGCTCAGGCACTGTACTTGCGGGTGTTACGTCTGCATTGGCAAATAAGTTTATCCCCGGTGCGATGTCTACCGAAACAATGGTTGCGGCTCAGTCCGTTGGTAAGCAAACATTAACCAAGGCTTTAGCCGGCGAGCTTGGTGCTGAGTTGGCTGAGGAAACCTCTGGTCAAGTGATTAAGAACATTGCCAACGGTGACCCTTGGAACAAAAACATTGGTACTGTTGCGGCTCAAGCAATTATCGCCAGCGGTGGTGTGACTACAGCAGTTCACAGTATCTACAGCACATTAGATGCTCAAACAAACAATAATCAAACTGTTGTTTCAGGCTTCAACAATGAAGTCTCCTCTGGTGGTGACGTTTCTACTGCTGTTTCAAACAATGTATCCCAAGCCATTTCAAGTGGCACCGATACAAATGTTGCTGTCGGATCTACAGTAACTGCCGCCCTGCAAAATGGTGGTGATGCTTCCACTGTGATCAGTACTTCAATTGATTCTGCTGTCAATGCTGGTGGTGATGTTGATACGTCGGCGGCAAGCGCGGCTAACTCTGCAATTAGCAGTGGTGTTGATGTCAGCACAGCGGTGAATCAAAGCGTCACAACAGCATTGGACTTGGGTGGAAACGCAAATAACGTTGTGTCTTCTGTTGTGTCCTCTATTGTGTCTTCTGGTGGTGACGTTGATTCAGCAATACAGTCTTCGATTACCTCTGTAGCAAATGCTGGTGGTGACGTTGCCGCCGCTGTACAAGCCGCCATCGGTTCTGCGATTAGCTCAGGTGCAAATACACAAGTGGTATCTAACTCTGCGACACAGTCTTTGGTTGACGCAGGGGTTGATGCATCGTCTGCAACATCGATTGTTCAACAAGCCACATCTAACGCAACAGCAAGCGCAACTGGCGCCAATGCTAGCGCCGCCACTGATACATCGACTGCAAGCAATGCTGTTTCTACCGCTATCAGTTCTGGTGCTGATGTAAGTTCAACTGTAACCAACGCTGTACAAGCCGCAATTGATTCTGGATCAAACGCAAACTCAGCGGTAAATAGCGTGGTGACTGCCGCAATTAACGCAGGTGCTGACGTCAATGCAACGGTAGCTAGTGCGTTAAGTACTGCAATAGATTCTGGCGTGAACGCAAATGCTTCTGTTGCCACTGTAGTTAACGCCGCAATCAACGCTGGAGTGAATCCTACTACTGCTGTGAATGCGGCTGTTCAAGCGGCTATCAATGCGAATGTTGATGTCAATTCAGCGATTAACACTGCCGTTAACACTGCCGCTAACGTAAACCCAAATGTAAACCCCAACGCAAACGTTAACCCTAATCCAAACGTCAATCCAAATCCAAACGTTAACCTAAATCCAAATGCAAATTTAAATGTAAATGTTGCGCCAAATGTAAACGCGACACCAGACACAAATGCCAACTTGAATGTGGCGGTTAACCCAAATCCAAATGCAAATGTAAATCCAAATGCTAATTTAAATGCGTTAGTTAACACATCGACTGAGTCACCGCTGTCAAATGTTGCGACAGTAACTCCTCAAGTTACTGGTGGCTTACCTTTGACTGTTACACCGTCAACACCTCCTGTAGTAACTCCGCCACCAGTAACGCCACCACCAGTGACGCCTCCTCCTGTCACACCTCCTCCAAAACCTGTGACGCCAACTAGAACGGCAGTGGCTCAACAGGGTGCGTTGCCAACTATGGCTGACATGAAGCTAGATAGTTCGCCTCAATTCTTGAAGGGTGCTCCCAAAGAGAAAGCAATGCAGTTGGCGGCTTTGAAACAGCTTTACAGTTCGCTTACACCAGAGATGCAAGAAGTCTTTGCCGAGCGAGGTATCAGACCGCCTGAAGAGGATACTTCTGAACGAGTGGCTGAAGAAGACACTGGCAAGAAGGATAAGAAAGATAAAAAGTCTGAAAACGACATGGCCTTCGAAGAGTGGTTGTTACAAAAAGATTTGCATTTGACACCTGAAGAAATTGCTGAAAGGTATCCCACCAAGTTTGTGGCAACCGGTGGTGAAGTCAAATCGGGCGAAATGAAAGACGTTTTCAATCCAAACCTGAAAACGATTCAGAGCATGCTAGCCGCCGCCCCTGTATCTGAAGCTCCGTTCAAACTGAGCGGTCTGAGACACCTCAAGGAAGCCATCGCAAAGCCTCCTAGAGCGATGGGAGGGCTTGCCCAAGGGGGATTGCCTACCAAGTACGCAAAAGCCGCTCCAAAGGGTCATAACCCAGAATTCATCACTGGATTGACAGGCTACTACGCTACAGGTAACGGAACAGGTCAATCTGACGACATCCCAGCCATGCTCCACGACGGTGACTA